TCATTATATCCAATAGTTTTTCTCAATGCACTACTTGTATTTCCACGCACATTAGCAGTAGTAAATGTTCCTTGAACTCTAATTACATCTATTGAACTGTGTGCGGTATATGAATACACTATTGCTTGTGCGTTTGCTGTGGCTAATGAAGTGCCTTGGTAAATAATTTCTCCAGGAACGAATGAACCGGTACCTGCTGGAAATACTACCGTATTCGCTAATGGTAATGAAACACGTTTATAACTATTAAATATTTGGTCATCAATTTCATCAATTCCGGTGGATATTATTTCTTCACTAAATACGAATTGTTTTAATTTCAATGCATAAACATATACATTACCAGCTCGCCCTCTACTAAGAGTATAGAACATTGCTTGGTCATTTTCATGTTCAATAAAAGAAATTTCAAAAAAGTTCTTCACTAAAGGAATATAAACTAAATCACCTTCTCTCGGGCGTGGTAAAGACACTGTAGCCGAGAATCTTCTTCTGGCTAAAAGTAAAGTTAATTCATCTCTAATTTCTAGACCAAATTTAGAAATAAAATCACCTTCGCCATCCATACCTGTAACATTTTCAAGGTACATTTCTATAGCATGAGCAGTGCGATATTCTTTTATAGTGTCTTCACCATATAACATATCAACAGAATCCCTACTTGTTCTTGGGAGATAGAAAACATCCATACCATGTATTTGCATGGCTTCAATTACCAAATCTTCTACTAGTAATTGCTCACTAGTTATTTGGTGTTGAGGAAAATTGTTAAAATAAAAGTTGGTAGGAATTTTAAACTCCGATTAACCTGTAAATATTTCACTAGGTAAACTATTAAAATTATACATTTCTTCTTCTATAGATTTAATTTCAGTGTCTGCTTCGTCCCAAATTTCTTTTCCATTTAGAGTTACGCCACCAGGCATCTGAATTCCTCCAAATTTTTTCAAATTTTCTCCCCACTGTTTTTTAATTAATGCTGTACCATATCTTTTAAGAAATCTATCATCCCATACATCAGAAATGCCGGTTTTAGTTGCGGTGTTGGATGTTACATTTGAAGATAAACCTGTTCCAATAATTTGTATATTTGTTGGAGAATTTATTTTACTAATTTGAACTTCTTCTCCACTTGACAGAGTAATAAAATCATTCTCAATTACCTCTTGGTCAAATAGTGTTGATGTTCCAACAATAACATCAGAAGTTGTGTTGCCTGCTAATGTACCAGTTAAAGTAACAGTATCTGGTCGCATAGCACGATAACACTGAACCACTACATAATCTCCAACTAGTAAATCTCTAGACCAATCAATGTCTAAGAAAATTTTATTTTGTTTACGATTAAATCTGAACATCGGTGTTCCGGAGAACAATAAATTCAGAGTACGAATGTGTTGCATGGTAATCTCATATGAAACATATGACACGGATGTGAAGTCATATAAATCATGCAATCGCAACTGATAACGCAAGTCAAACATATTGATTGATGAAGAAGACTGGTCAAATGGTATGATACCGGTCACAAAAATAACTGCATCTGGGCAAGGAATATACCTGCGGTTAATATCAGTTTGTGTGATTTTATGTTTCATATAAATTTCTTCGCAACCATCAAAATGATAGTCCTCAAAGAATTGTAGTGCATCATCTATGCGGTCTTCAACCTGGTCATCGTCTACATTGATTTGAATCACTGGATGACCTAATCTGCGTAAGCAGTAGTCTTTGAATGTTGCTCTAGTTGTGGGTTTAGCCATTTATAGTTTCCAATAGTTATTATCTATTTATATCTTTAATGGACCAGGTAATCTTGGCATATCATCTTTAATTGCAACTAACCAAGCGTCTGTAACACTCACATTCAAATTTTTCAACCATTCGTTAGGAAAATATGTTTGTTTACGATATTCTTGAAAACGAATGTTTTTATTATCTATAAAATTAGCCAAATATGCATCTGTATAATATAAAAAACTATTCTCATTCCAGTAACTCACATGTGTTGGGTCTTGAAATGCACCTCTTCCGTCGGTACTTGGAACTTGAATGAACGCCCATCCTCCCGGTGCTAATACACGATGTATCTCTGCCATTATCTTTGTCTTGTCGTATAGGTGTTCTAATATATGACTTGCATTTAATACACCTACAGTGTTATCTGGCAGAGGTATACCGTCATTTAAGTCGTATGTAATGTCTGCATCTTGCCTTAAATCAATAGATACATAATTTGGATAAGGATTCAATCCTCCGCCAATATCCACACACAATAATTTTCTATCTTTAGCGTCTTTTTCTGCTAATTTTTGTGCGTATTGATTGAATAATTCTACAGTTTTTATTTGAATGGCTTCATTGCGTTCAAGAAATGTATTTTTTCCTGTTATTCTGTATATGTAAAGAACTTTAGGTATGTGAACCATTTTTGTTTTCAAATAAGTCCTAATACATAATTCATGGTCATCACAGATGGATAATTCTGAATTATGCCCACCCAAATCTCTATAAACATCTGCTCTCCATGACCTAATGTGGTCTGGTGCATACCAAATATAACCGATGCTGTGACTTGATGGCACAAAACTATTCATTGATATTAACTTTTTACCTTTCCAATCAAACTCTTCGTATGTCCATCCAAAACTTTTATCATAAGGAATAAACTCATCTTTCATATGTAATGTTGCACTATTGCTATACACAAAACCAACAGATTTATCTAAATATGCTTTATGTAATTCCTCTAAGCAATCAGGAGTCAATAAATCATCATGGTCTACTTCTACTAATATATCACCCGTTGCAAAATTAAATGCAGTTTTTTTAACTGCACCTATGTTTTCATTTTTTTCTTGAGTTGTGAATATATTTACTTTAGGATTATCTCTGATGACTTTAGGTATATGTGACTCATTGCAATTGCCATTAGGATATAAAACCCATTCCCAATTTGTATAAGTTTGTTCTAAAATTGTTTGATATAATTCTAATAAAAATGGAATATTTTCTAAAGAGTGTTCTGGTGTAATCAGGCTGAATTTCATAGTATCAATCAAAGAAAAATAAATGGGTTAATCTTCCGGTTTCTTTGCTATTACCGAAATATGCCCCGGCTGAATGAATCATTTTTGCATTCATAATAACAAGTCTATTATATATATTTGCTGCTGAATCCACTATATCAAACTTCGTTGAGTCATAAAATCCAAAAACAAATGAACTGTCTATATCATGTTGTTCCGAATGCCTTAACCCCGTTAATTTGGAAACATGAGTCCTTGTACCAGATTTTAATGGAGCATTTGGTGTTAAATAAATCATTGCAGCCCATTTTTGTTGGTCATAATGATATACTTGAGGGTCTTCAGCCGTAGTAATTTGAAAACATCCATTGAAACCTTGTTCCCAGTTGGTAATATTTTCGCCAATAATATTCTCAAAGGTTTGACGCATCTCATTGGTTCTGTAACATTCAGTAGACCTCATTCCTTTGTACCATCTTATATCATTTTTATATTCAATTTGATTTAATGCAAAGTTTCGTACTTCATCTGGCTCATTGTAAAAATTGTCAATTATAAATAAATTTTTATTAAAAGTTTTGTTAATATTTAATGAAGTTTTCATAATTTTTTTACAATTATCTTGAGCAAATTTATGCAATTTTTGAACTCTGCCCGTAGGACTATCATAGTAATGTGATGTATCAATGAAGTTACAATATTGTGGAAATGCATTTGTTCGTTCTGGCTGCATCATTCTAGAGGTATATTTTAGCATTTCTTCATATTCACCCGCTCGTTCATATACCATGGCTAACGCCCAAAGATGGTCATTTCTTCCTGGTGCACACTTTTCTGCTGAACTATAAGATGTAATAGCTGATTTTATATCACCCAACTCTTCGTAACAATTGCCACAAAATATGTGTGAGATATAAGCAGTTTCATTTATACCCTCATTATATGTGTGTTTTATGTGTTCTTGAAAATAATAAATGGCTCGCCGAGCATATTCTTTTCGTTGCGAATCACCCAATGGAAATCCAGAAGATTCTCTAGCATCAAAGTAACTTTTACCAACATACCAAAAATGATATAAATCTGTGAGCATTGTGCCCTCTTTAATCATTTTTTCTTCAAGTATAAGGGCATCGCTGATAAATTTTATTGGATTTGACCAACTTTGCCCTTCATTATAACCAACTTGTCTGAAAGATGTTGGTAAATCAAATCTATGAAAGTTCTCGCCAATTTCTGGTATGGCACAGTATACTGTTTCATGGCAAGTATCGTGATTGAATCTCCATGGTAATTTTGCATTATACATCCAAGCACGATGATACACACTTGTTCCGGAAACTGCTGGAATATGAAACGATTGTATATCTTTATTATCTAATAAACTCCAATCAAAAGTTGCATCAATCTCAAGGACTTCATCGCAATCCATTTTTAAAATCCAATCACATTCGTGATTTATTTTTTGACAAAACTGAATTAAATGGTCTCTATTCCAACCAAAACTTACCCAACCTTCTTCAACATTATACATCTCTCCAGAAAGTTTATTTTCTATTAAAAATTGTTTTACAATTTCATCTGTGCCATCAGTTGAGCCATTATTTTGCATAACATAATAATCAACATATGGTAAACATGATTTCAACATTCTATTAATAACACTACTCTCATTTTTAAACATAGTTATCATAACTATTTTACATTTTTTCATTGCGACCTTTTCTCAATAAGTTTCATAATTTCAGAATTATTTTCTTGTTCTTTTGTTGGAACAAATAATGCTCGGTTTCTCTTAGATGCATTTTCAGATGCTTCACATAGATAATACATCGCAATACTTTTCCTGTATACATCACTCGGACAATTTATTGATTTAGAAAAACCGTGCCACGAATTTTGTGATGTATCAAAAATTACTACTCTGTTGAATTTATTTTCAATAGTTTTTATTAATTTTTTAGGACGATTGATTTCTGAATCGTGTGACCACATTTCAAGATTGCCTCCCCAAGAAGTATTCCAGTTTGGTGTTAGATAGAAAATTAAATTAAATTTTCGTTCAAGACCTAGTTTAGGATGAATGGAATAATCTAAATGGACATTTAATTTACCACCCGCAGGTTGTATATGCCATCCTGCACCATGTAACCCATGGTCTGGCACTAATTGTATTCCTGTTATTTCAGATAAACTTTGAACAAATGCTGGTGAATTAAGATACTGAAAAAATTTGTAAGTTTCTTTTGGAAAATTATACCAATTATTACATGCTTTCTTTACTTCAATTTCGCTATCATAACTAAACCAATCTGGTGAATAAAAATCCATAAATTCATTTGATAATTCATGGGAAATTTTATCATCTACAAAATTATCTATTATATAATGTGGATAAGGATCATTATAAAACTTCATTTCATCTCCATTTTGGACCTTCAAACCACGCGGCTATACTATATCTAGTTCCTTGAGTTACTGGATTTGCTCTATGTCTCATCATAGAAGGAAAAAATGCAAAAGTACCCTGTTCTTTGACTTCACGGTCAATAGGATATTTCGCATCAGTCATTACAAAATCTCCTCCTTCGTAAGAATTAGGATCACTTAATTGAATAATTGCTGATAATTTTCTATGATACTGAAGGTCATCATTCAACCAAAAAACATCATGGTGGTCTTTATATTCACCTTGATATGATGCATCATACTCAGCGAGTTGTATAAAATTTAACCTCGTAATATGTACACCAAAAAAATCATCATTTGCTTTTATTGCATTTTTCCAGAGTGCATCAAAAACATATTGAAATCTCCAATCGCCCTCGGAAA